CCCTGAAACCTGCACGGTAGAAGGCAACTATCTCACAAGCATCCGACTGTACGATGACGCCGCCTTCATCCGTATTACGGGTGACTATATCGGCGCAGATTCTATCATCACCGTAAACGAGCCGATTGAATAATAAAAGGAGGACAACCCCATGAAAGAAAGAATTTCAAAACTGCTCTCAGTTAAGAGCATCGTCACCATTGCGCTTACGGCTGTATTTTGCTACCTAAGCGTTATCAAAGCAATTCCCTGTGACACTTTTATGACGGTATTCTCCGTTGTAATCGCGTTCTACTTCGGTACGCAATACGAAAAGAACGAGTCTAAAACCTAAAGAAAGAGGGCAGAGCCTTATGCGAGGCTCTGCCCTCATCACAATTTCGCACATAACTTTGAAATTATGAGTTATAACTCGCAATTTCCTAATTAACTCGTGGAAGGACAGATGCAAAATGGCAATCAAAGCATATTCACTTAAAAAAGACGGAAATAAGAAGATTTCTACCAATTTCAGGGTGAGAGAGTTTGCTTGTAAAGACGGTACGGATCCTATCTTCATAGACAGCGAACTTGTGTCAGTTTTGCAGAAAGTACGCAATCACTTTGGCAAGGCCGTGACGATTACCTCTGCATACCGCACACCCCCTCATAATGCGAAGGAGGGCGGTACCTTATATTCACAGCATCTTTACGGGAAAGCAGCCGACATTAAGGTGAACGGAATTCCGCCGAGTAGGGTTGCAGAATATGCGGGAACGATTCTTAAAAACGGAGGGATAGGCACATATCCCACATTCACGCACATTGACGTTCGCTCCACAAAAGCAAGATGGCAGGGCTAATTAAGCCCTGCCGTCTGCTATATTTATTAATCTTTAGTTTCATAGGCAATCAGTTTGTAAATCAAATCAAGAAGTTCTGAATCGTTACATTCTTCGAGCGCTTTTTTAATCATTTCTTTTAGTGGGCTGAAATCGTCGTCCTCCATCGTTTAATTCCTTTCTTGACAAATGTAAATTTTTGTGGTATAATGCGCTATCCTTGTTTGATGGCGTTATTTTACATCCACACAAATGAGTATTCAACTATCAAGAATGAGTATTGCCCTTCAAATTTGAGCGAAAGAGAGATTTTTATGCTTGCACACCGACTTACTCAGTTAAAAGAAAAGAGTGGACTCACCAATCAGCAAATCGCTGACAAAAGCGGAGTTCCCCTTAGTACCGTCACTCGAATTTTTAACGGACAAACCGACAACCCCACATACCGAAATGTTGCAGACATCGTTTCTGCTCTCGGTGGTTCCCTCGACGCAATGGAGGGCATCGAACACCCCCACGAAAAAACGCCTGAAAAGGTGCTTGAACTGTATGAAAGAATGGTTGAACGGCAGCGAAGATACATAAAATTTTTGTTCTTTACGATCTTAGCGTTAGTTGGCGTTATCATTATTCTTTCCATTGTAGACTTGACGCACAGCAATATAGGCTATTTAAGGTATTAAACAAAACCCCCTGAAACGCTTATGTTTCGGGGTTTTTCATTGTTAGGTGTGTTTAATGTCATCATCGGTGTACCGATGAACCAGCACACCGATGATGACATTGGTCAATCCAAAAAAAATTACTCCTCTATTCTAACGGCTAATTCAACGTCGAGTTCGATAGGAGGACTCGTCCAATTACCGCCCGTTTTGAGGGGTGACTTGGAACGTGTCTGCTTCAAATCCTTATCGTAGTAGCGTGTTTGTTCGCTCTTTATTCTTACAGATTTTTCACGGTGATAATCAATTCTTTTGATGCAGGCTTTCAGCAATTTGTTTTTCTTCTCGGCAGAAACATTAGGATCGTCAAGGGCTTGTAGCGCGTCTCTAAACCTGAGCAATTGCTCCTCGTAATCAATCGGCTCCGGCATGGATTCGTAGGCCTTGCAGAGAGCTTGTTGCACTTCGTCTTTTTCTTTAAGCACTTTTTCGTTGAGCTTTTCAAAAATGGCTTTTGGCATTCCATCCTCAGTGTATTTCTCCCACTGACTTATTTCTTTCTTTTCCAATTCTTCCAGCTTCGCTTTCAAGCGCTTAATAAGATTTTCGTGCAGTTGCTTAGAATTTTTATCATCGTTTTTTATACGAATCTCAAAATCCTTTATGCACTTCTGCAAGATTTCACGAACGCGCTCCATTATTTCACTGTGCAAGCAAGACGTCGTGCCACAATATTTCTGATTATTGCAAAGCAATCTCGGCTCTGCATCGTGATAGGTATATGTCCTCATAGTCATGGATCTGCCACACTGACAGAATAATATCCCGGCGAGAGGATTCCTAATTTTCGTTTTCGGTTTTGCTCTATGATTTTTCCCTTGCTTTGCTCGTGCGGCAAGGAAAAGTTCTTCGCTGATAATGGCAGGATGTTTCCCGTCATATACGAGATATTCTCCCACTTTGGTTTGAGGTCTTACTTTTTTCACTTCGCCATCTTCGACGATTGTTATTGTCTTGCGCCAATTCCAACGAACCTTGCCTATGTAGTGGTCGTTTTCAAGCATAGTTTTCAAAGTATCTTGCGCCCATAACGCCCCCGTGCGGGTAGGCACTCCCAACTTGTTCAAATGGTGGGCAATGGTTACGCGCCCCATATCCTTGTTGACGTACATATCGAAAACCATACGAACTACATCGGCTTCGGCTTCGTTAATTTTTAGCGTATGGCACTTTCTCTTGCCCTCCATTACGATTGTTTTGTCATATCCGTATGGAGGCTTAGTGCCGATAAAGTTCCCTTGTTGCACGGAAAGCAAGCGACCTCTGCTCATTATCTTTTTCGTGTATTCAAGGTATTCGTTACCGCGCATTAGTTCTCTCTCGAACGCTTCACGGTCATATTCATTGCGAAGGTCAAACGTTTTTTGCGGAGTGATAACAAGCGTATTTGTGTAACGGAATAGTTTGGATAGACGGCCAATGTCCTCCAAATCCGGGCGGCCTAAACGCTGAACCTCTACGAGCAGAACGCCCTTAATTTTAGGCGATTCTATCATTTTCAATATTTTTAGCAGTTCAGGGCGGCTATCTATCGTCTCGCCTGAAACCACTTCCCTCATTTTCTGCGCCTCTGGAATTTTGTCTCCCCACATTCTTGTAGCATATTCATCCAAGATAGTTTCGTGTCTTGCGAGAATTTCTGCCACATCAAGCGTAGGATCGTCAGTTCTTGACTTCCTTAAATATTCTATTATTTCTTCCGGCTTAAAATCCATTTCTGGCTGATAATACATTTTTATATTCTCCCCTTTATTATATGGTAACAATTTCTTCTGGATATTCTTTTTGTTAAAACTTATAATAATTCTCAGAACATTTGTTCTTTCCCCCGGTGAAAGGAGAAACAGCCATGACAATCAGCAAAGAACAACTCATCAACCTCATTATCGAGCAGTTAGAAAAAACAAAAGATATTGAATTGCTCGACCTCGTTTACAAGTTACTTCTTACCGAGGGCTGATATAATAGTAGTTAAACTATCATATTGCTCTGCGGGCAATTCCGCTAACATAGACACAATACTGAAAAATTTAGGATCCCTTCTCATTTGAGCGATGATTTTTACCAAGTCATCGTTCTTTTTTTGCTCTGCGGTTCTTTCCATAGGAACGTCGTAGCCGAGAAGCCAAGCCTCGCTAACACCGAAATATTGAGCGAGAATATAAAGTCTATCTGCTTTAGGTTTTGATTTCCCTGATATATAATAACTGATAGCACCCTTCGGAATATCGGTGTTCTCTGCTACGTCTACTGACCGAAGCCCCCTCATTTCCATTATAATTTTGAGTCTTTCCTTAAATTCGACTCTGTTTTTTTGCGCCATGATTATCACCTCCAAACATAGTATATCACACAAATCGAACAAAATCAATAAAAAGTTCGAAAAAATCGAAAAAAATTATTGACAACGAAAAATTGTTATGTTAGAATAATATCGAAAGTTCGAGTTTTCGAACAAATCGAGAAAGGAGAGACCGTATATGGCTTTCGATTTTAGCAAGCTCCGTGGTCGAATTAAAGAAAAGTTTGGCTCGGAAAAAGCATTCGCAGATGCTATGGGATTGACGCCGGGGCGTTTGTCTGCTCGTCTGAACGGCAAAAAGCACTTTGGCGGTGACGAAATCGCGTTGGCTTGTCAGTTGCTTAACATTCCTGACGAAGAAATCGGCATTTATTTTTTTCAGCCGAAGTTCGATAAATCGAACTAAATGAAAGAGTATGTGTACAACCAGTAGATTCATACCTATATAAGAAAGGAGCGTGTTGCAATGAGTAGTCAGAGCGAAATCAAAGTGTTTACCTTCCCTAATATGGTTGTCAGGGTACATCAGCCTGACATCTCAGACGAAGAACACAAAAGACGGATGAAACGAATCTACAAGGCAGCCGAGGAACTACTTAAAGAAAAAATAGGAGGTAAACGTGAAACTCACACAGGCTAATTACTATTCGCAGAAAGCGAATCAAGCCTATTTCAGCGTTTCGCAATTCAAAGATTTCATGAAATGCCACGCAATGGCTATGGCAAAACTACGCGGGGAGTATGACGAAGAATTTGGACGAGCATTGCTCCTCGGTTCTTACGTTGATGAAATGCTGACAGGCACAAGAAAATCGCAGATGGTCTTTCTTGAAGAAAACCAAAGCGAATTGTTCAAGAAAAACGGCGATCCATACGCCGATGTGGTACAAGCTATGGAAACCATTGAGCGTATCAAGAAACAGCCCCTTATGATGAAATATCTCGGTGGCAAGCACCAAGTCATTATGACGGGTGAAATCGAGGGCGTTCCGTTCAAGATTAGAATGGACAGTTACAAAGAGGGTGAATTTATTGCGGATCTGAAGTATTTGCGAGACATCCGCAGTCCTAACCTATTTCAAAATGTCGTAAATTACTGGAACTACCACTGGCAGGGCGCTGTCTATAGAGAGATTGTAAGGCAGAACACAGGAAAAACGCTTCCGTTTTATCTTGTAATAGCAACGAAAGAAAAACCTGTCCATTTAGCGGTAGTAGAGATTAGCGATTTTAACCTGAACTCTGCTTTAGAAGTTGTCAAAAAGAACATTCGACGATGCCAAGAAATAAAGGAAGGCAAAATTGAACCTGAACGCTGCGAAGAACACGATTGCTCTTATTGTGCAGAAACAGTTATTTTGACAGAACCTATTGATTCTGACCTGCTTGGCATGTCGAGAAAACAACTTGATGCGATGAATGGGGTGGTATGATGCCTTACGCTGACAGAACCAAACAAAGGATATATACCGCATGGAAAAATATCCTCATTAGATGCGAAAATCCACGTTCATCGGGATATAAAAATTACGGTGGCCGTGGCATAACCGTATGCGAAGAATGGCATACATTCTTACCATTTTATAATTGGTCGCTATCTAATGGATATCCTCCGTTATTTTTTGTATATTGGGAAATACATACCGCAAGCGCAACGCCCGCCGCCGCTTGCACAATTTCCGCGATATTTATACCAATGTTTACACGTTTCACACACTTGTTTTTCTTTTGG